TCATCAGGTGCAGGTTTAAACATTGTAGGTAATGCAGGTGCTGATTCTATTACGTTTACATTAGGTGGAATTCCTAATGCAAGTTTAACCAATTCTAGCATAACGATTGCTGGAAATGCAACAGCGTTAGGTGGTACCGTAACACAAGCACAAATATTAGCGGGTAGCACGGTAATTTCATCATCTGTATTATCAAGTCCTGGACAAGGTCAAGCACTTCTTACAAATAACGGCGTTGCTGGATCAACTATAGATTTAGGTTTAGAAACGGGAGACTCTCCTACATTTGTTGGATTAACATTAACGGGTAATTTAGTTGTATTAGGTACAGCATCATTTCAAAACACGCAAAATTTATTAGTAGGCGACCGTTTTGTATTGTTTGCATCGGGGTCTAATACAACGGGCGATGGTGGTATTGTAGTACAACAAGGTACGCAAAACATTGGCGAATTGTATGGTTATGATAGTGGCACAACACGTTGGGGGTTTACTTCATCATTTAATGCAACAGGCAATTCATTTGTTCCGGCAGTTTATGCGGGTGCAGTAGAAACTAGTGCAGTTGCTCCTAGTGCAGCACCAATCTATGGAGGATCTGGTGCAGGTCAAGGAACGATACACGTTGATACAAACACCGGAGACATTTTCATTTACGTATAAAATTAAATAAGTTATGAGCATATTAGACAAATTAAAATCACAATCCGCCCCCGAAACAACCGTTCAATTAACAAAACAAGAAATTGAATTTTTATTAACAATACTTAAAGATGTTTCCATCCGCGGAGAACATGTAGAAACATTTTATAACATCATATTGAAACTACAAGAGCAATATCTAAAACAGTGATATTTATTATAAATGTTGTAGGCCGCAAGGAAGTGGGCACACGCACGGCATAAGTGTATGTAACCAACCGCAACACGAAAGGAATATACTATGCCCTCATGGAAAAAAGTCATAACGTCTGGCTCTGATGCTGCGTTAAATTCATTAAATGTAACTTCTAATTTTACCGCTAGCGGACTAAACTATCCTGATATAGATGGCACTGTAGGTCAAGTAATTATAACAGATGGAGCTGGTAATCTTTCATTTGCTCCTGTAGAAAATACTGCAATAGTAATAAAAAACGTTTCTGGCATAACTATTGCAAAAGGAACCCCATGCTATATTACGGGATCAGGTACATCTGGAAATCTTGCAGGAGTTTGGCCAGCAGATGCTGCAGATCCAACTCGAATGCCGGCAGGTGTAATTGCAGGAGAAACATTAATAGCTGGCGCAGAAGGTGTTGGTCTCATTAATGGATATATCGGCAACGTTAATACATCTGCATTTGCAGCAGGCGATTCAATATATGTTGCAGGAGGTGGAGGATATACAAATGTTCGACCAACTGGATCTGGAGTATTAATACAAAAATTAGGCAATGTTGAAAAGTCTCATGCATCGAACGGATCAGGTGTAATTAACGGTCCAGCATATTACAATGAAGTTCCAAACATACAACAAGGCTTTACTTGGGTTGGAAATAGTAATGGCGTAGCAATTCCAATTGCAACATCTTCAATACAAAATGTAATAAGCTCATCATTTGCATCAACAGCTGCAAACATAGCACCTGCTATTGCAAATGACGTAGATACTCAAGTAATAACTGCTAATGGCAACGGAACACTAAATGGCGAAGGTAATTTAACATTTAATGGTCAAACATTAAGCGTACTTTATGGTGTCGGTGATGAGGGTGGAGAAATTCTATTAGGAAAAGCTGCTACTAACACATCTCTTACAGGTAGTGGTGTAACAGTTGATGTATTTCAAAATAGACTTAGATTTTTTGAACAAGGGGGTACTGCTCGAGGATTTTATTTAGATATATCAACAGGTGGCGGCGGCGCTTCAACCAATTTAGCAGCCGGCGGAGGAACAGTAACATCAGTAGATACGTCAGGTTCTGTATCTGGAATTACTTTAACGGGCGGCCCGATTACCGGTGCAGGCACAATCGTATTAGGCGGAACTATTACCGGATTAACAACATCTAATTTATCAGCAACTGCAGGTATATTAAATGCACAGTTAGCAAATAGTAGCATCACAATTGGATCGACTAATATAGATTTAGGCGACACTGCAACATCATTAACGGGATTAACATCAATAAATTCAACTTCATTTACGGGAAGCTTACTTGGAACTGCTTCTTATGCAACTAATGCTTTAAGTGCTTCATATGCTCCAAGTACACCTGCATTCCCATACAATGGTGATGCGCAAATTTCAGGTTCATTGGGAGTAACTGGTTCATTTACAACTCAAACATTTGATGGATTAAATTATGTTAATGCCATATCTATAGGTAATTTTTCTAGAGCTATATACGATGTAATGGGTACTAGCAGCTTTGATGCTGATGGTAGAACGTTATTTGATGATATGGGTATATTTGCTGTCAATTGGAGTGGAAGGACTTTATTTGATGCAACAGGTACCGCTAATTCAATTGCTTGGGGTAGTAGGTTATTATATGACGCTACATCAGTTCAAAGTATAGACTGGGCAAATAGACTAGCATATGATACAAGTGGTACTAATTATTCAATTGATTGGAGTAGTAGGTTATTAGCTGATCAAAGTGGATTTGATGTTTTAAGTTGGGATGCTATTACTAATAACTACAAAATAGACGCTTCTACGTATCTAAGAAAATCTATTGGGTCAAACACCCAAGAATCATTTTCAGATGTACCTGCAACGACATTTAACTATGAAGGAGAAGTAATAACAGGACAGTTAGATGGGGCAGCGGCTCTATTTGATTTAGTATATTTGGAAACAGACGGAAAATGGCATCCTGTTACCCAAGCAACTGCAGACTGTTCTAAACTTTTAGGTATATGTGCCTCGACGGGCGGCGGAGCTAGAATAATATTAGAAGGATCGATTACAGTAAATGATGGTACGTATACTGATACACCTTCGGTTCAACTTATCGACCATGGATTACCAATATATATTAGAGAAAGTGCAGGAAATACAATGTCAACAAATGTACCTACAACTGCCGGACAATATGTTAGAATTTTAGGCCATGCTTATTATCAAAACACAGGTACTCCTGAATATTGGGTAATGAAATTTAGACCATCTAATGAATGGTACGTAATATAAACGGTTTATATTTATTAAAAAGATCCTATGGCAAATATAAGTCAAATAAATGGTTTAAAACTTACAGCTGCAACTGCATCATATGTAGGTCCAACACTTACACAAGATCTTACCATTAATGGAACATTAAATGTAACTAGTTTAAATGCCGTTACCTCATCTATACAATACATAACATCATCACAATTCAATGTTAGTACCAATGTTATTAAACTTAATACAACCACCCCATTACGATATGGTGGTATTGAGGTAGTTGATTCTGGATCAACTCCATTTAGATCAGGATCATTGCTTTTTGATTCGCAAAACAATCAATGGATATTTGTGCACGAAACCAACGGCGGTCCCACAACTAGTTCCGTTTTGATAATGGGACCGCAAACATTTAACAACATTGGCAATGAAATTACTATTGAGACAAATCGAATAACTAAAGGTTCTAGTGGAGATTTAGGAGAACATATAACTAGCTCTAATATTACAGATACCGGTACCATAGTATCAATTAATAGTGCTACTGAGATTACCGGGTCATTGCGAGGACAAGTTTTACCATTATCCATTTCTGGAAATACTGCATCTGTTAATTTATCGACAAACAATTTTTTCACACTAACATTAGCGAATGGTACGGGAACAAATATTAATCCAACAAACATAAACCCGGGTCAAACCGTTAACATATTAGTAACACAAGGATCTTTAGGTACAGGAACAGTTACATTTCCTTCTTTAGTAAAACAACCATCTGGTTCTTTATATACAGGTACGGCTGCAGCAAATGCCATTGACATAGTAACAATGATTGCATTTGATTCAACCAATGTTTATGTAAGTTCCGTAAGAAATATGATATAAGTTATGTTTACACCTTTTGCATTTATACAACAATTTATACCTGGAATCACACCGGCTCTGTTGGATTACCTATATGTAGCCGGTAATTTTACAACATATCGTCAACCAATTTACAGTCGACTTATTCGAACCGATTTATCTGGTTCTATTGATACTACATTTAATATGGGCACCGGACCTTCCTCCACTGTAAACTGCATGGTTACCCAATCCGATGGTAAACTATTACTCGGTGGGAGTTTTAGTTCATACAGCGGATCAACCGTAGGTAACATGGTTAGAGTAAACACCAACGGTACGCGAGATACTACATTTAATACGGGAGTTGGATTTGGCGCAGCAGTAAATGATATGAGAGTACAATCTGATGGAAAAATCATAGCAGTTGGAGCCTTTACAACTTACTCTGGATCAATTAGAAATAGAATAGTTCGACTAAACACCGATGGAACATATGATACTACATTTAATATAGGTACGGGACTTAATAATACTGCAAATTGCGTAGCTATTCAAAGTGACGGTAAAATACTAGTAGGGGGTACAACAATAACACAATACTCGGGTTCGTTAATAGGAACGGGTAGTTTGCGTATTAATACTGACGGAACTCGAGATACTACATACAATACCGGTGCTGGATTTCTTACTAACTTTACAGTATATTCAATAGATATTCAATCGGATGGTAAAATAGTTGTAGGACATGGAGCAACAACATATAGTGGGTCCACAGTAACACGACTTACGAGATTAAACGATAATGGTAGCGTAGATACTACATTTAATCCTGGAACAATTAACAGCTTGGTATATGCTGTAAAAATACAACCCGATCAAAAAATTCTAATAAATGGTGCATTTACATCAGTAAGTGGTAGTACTAGAGTTAGTCTTGCTCGAGTATTATCTAACGGGCAAGTCGATACGTCATATGTTGTAGGCAATGGAATTAGTAGTACATCAGCTGGCGTCTTAAATGTATTTTCTTTAGACAACTCAGGAAATGTTTATCTCGGAGGTACCTTTACAACATATAGTGGATCTACAGTTAATCGTTTTATAAAAACAACACCTAGCGGAGCCATAGACAGTACGTTTATTTCCGGAAGCATTGCATTTAATGGACAGTCTAGTGCAGGGTTTAATGGAACCGTACGAGCTGTATTAATATCTGGTAGCAATATCTACATGGGTGGAGATTATACAACATATCAAGCTCCACCAATTAACTATCTTGTAAAATTAGACAATACCGGTGCTGTAGATACTACGTTTAACGTGGGTATCGGACCTGGCAATAATGTTACTTCCATGGTAACGCAATCTGATGGAAAACTTCTTATTTCAGGTCCTTCATTTACATCATATAGCGGCTCTAGCAGTGTGCGAATTGCTAGAATAAACACCAATGGTACTAGAGATACTACATTTATTTCTGGTACGGGGCTTAATGGGTCTGCATATGATATGAAAGTTCAACCCGATGGAAAAATTATTGCTGCAGGTACATTTACAACATATTCGGGTTCAACAAATAGTGGCATTGTGCGCATCAACACTAACGGTACTAAAGACACTACATTTAATGTAGGTCTAGGAAGTACTGGAAACATCTATCAACTAGCTCTCCAATCCGATGGAAAAATCATAGCAATAGGAGCGACCACAGCATATTCAGGTAGTTCAAACGCCGGCATTGTTAGAATAAACACTGATGGAACTAAGGACATCACATTTAATATGGGAAGCGGCTTTAACACTACCTCCGTATTTGCAATTGGAATACAATCCACAGGAAAAATTATTGTTGGCGGAAATTTCAGCATATACTCAGGCTCAACGAATAACTACATAGTTCGAATAAACACTGACGGCACTAAGGACACTACATTTAACATTGGAACGGGATTCGGTGCAAATGGTATCGTAGCATTGAAAGTTTTAGCAGATGATTCTATTATAGCATATGGATCATTTACTACTTATTCAGGATCTGCATCTCCGCGCATTATAAAACTAACTCCTAACGGAACAAAAGATACAACATTTGCACCCACTACCGGATTTAACCTAAACCCATTAAGTCCAGCATATGTCCAAGCATTGAGTACGGATAAAAACAATAACATATATGTTGGAAATCAAAGTACAACATACAATGGTAACGCAGTTGGAAATATTGTAAAAATGAACCAATTGGCAGCATATGATAGCACATTCAATCAAGGATCTGTTGTATTTAATGGAACAGGTACAGGATTTAATGCCGCTGTATCTTCAATTATAAACTTAATAACATAAAACCCCATGAAACTAACACTAAAACAATTTATATTCGGTAAACGAATAACTGCCATTGACACGGTTGATGGATTTGATTTAATCATTAACGTGTATGTTGATGATGCATGTTATGGATTAAACATTGATGTATCCAATGTACCTGGCGGTACTTCACTTACTAAACGAGAAGATTTTACTATAGAAGGAGACATACTTTCCGTAGATGCAATTTCAATTGATATATCTAAAACTGAAATGCTTGGATAAATGAAACATTTTCATTATAATATCAAGAAAAGGTTACCATGACTCGAAAACTAGATAAAGAGCATTTAGATGAAATTATGGAGTTGCGAAATTCTTATAATAGCAATGCTTTAGAATTAGGAAACTTAGCAATTGAAATTACCATAACGCAACAACGATTAGAAATGTTACAAAACGAACAAACTCGTTGCATGAATACATTTTATAATTTGCGTAAACAAGAATCAGAATTATTAGACAAAATGCGCGAACGTTACGGCGAAGGCGAAATCAATATTCAATCTGGAACATTTACTCCAACCGCATAAGGTTTGAGTTCGCGGATTCATATTTATAAAAAAAATCATAGGAGTATAAATGGCAGAAAGACAAATAGGCGCTGGAATAGTTTCTCCTGGTGTATTTACGAATGAAATTGATCAATCGTTTTTACCTGGAGCTATTGCGCAAATAGGAGCAGCAATTGTAGGACCAACAACAAAAGGGCCTGCTTTAGTTCCTACACAAATCACATCATTTGGACAGTTTACGGCACAATTTGGATCATTTACGGATGATTCATACGTTCCATATGTAGTTCAAGATTATTTACGTAATGGTAACGTAATTACCGTAACACGTTTATTGTATGAAGATGGATATAAATTAACTAATGGTGGATTGGCAGTTGTTGCACAATCAGGTTCAACAAAAGTTGTAACACACATATTACATCCAGTTCAAGCAGTAACTACAACGGGTGCAACCAATCTATTCGAAGATTCAGTAATAGCATCTAGTACTTCGGGGTCATTTGCAATTACAGTTTCTGGTTCATATGCAGTCGCAACTGGTAATGACGCAAGTGCAATTGGATTTGGTGGTTCATTCTTAGTAAGTGAAACAACTCCAATATCAGCATCAATTGTATCTACAGCAAACAATTATATTTCAAAAGTATTTGGAACATCTCCTAAATCAACAGATTATCCAGTATACGTGCAATATGAAAATCTTGCTGCATCATCATTGTTTGCAAATTTAGCCAATGTTACAATATCATTAGAAAAAATTTCAAATTATGAATTTTTACAAGATTACAATGTAGCATCAACGCCGTGGGTAACATCGCAAAAAATTGGTTCGCTTACTAAAAATTTATTTAAGTTTCATACATTGTCACATGGCACATCAGTAAATTATGAAACAAAGATTGGTATCCGAGATGTTAGATTATCAACCGAAACAGGCGATCCTGCAGGATATGGAGCCTTTACAGTAGAAATTCGTAGAGTAAATTCATTATCACCTACACCAGGTATTCCAAATTCTCCATATTCATCTCAAGATACCGACAAAGTTCCTGATGTTGTAGAAACATTTACTAATGTCAATTTGAATCCAAATTCATCTAGATATATTGCAAGAATAATTGGAGATCGATATCAAACAGTAAATGACAATGGACAACTTTTTGTAAATGGCGATTATTCAAATAATTCACAATATATTCGAGTTGAAGTAGCAGATGCAGTTTCAAATTCAACTATTGATAAAACATTGGTACCATTTGGATTCCGTGCTGTTAATTCACCAATACCGATGGTATCTGGTACATTGAATTTATCTGCAGCAACATATAAAACATCGCAAGTTGTTGCATCTGAATATAGTTCAAAGAATTATTTAGGATTTGATTTTACCGCACAAAACAATATTAATTATTTAGCTCCAATTCCAACATCAGGTTCAAATACTGGTAGCAATTCAGATTTTTATTTAGGTGATGTAAATCAAGATGGACAAGCAGGATTTCCTTCATTAACCGCTGCATATAGTGGTTCATTGCAAGCAGCATTGACGGGGTCTACATTTACAACTAATGTTGCTTTAACTACTAGAAAATTCATTATGCCATTCCAAGGCGGATTTGATGGTACTCGTCCAAATTTACCTAAATATTCTGGAATCAATATTGCTTCTACAAATACATTTGGATTTGATTGTTCAACTTCAACTAGTACGGGTACGAAAGCTTATAATAAAGCATTTACATTGTTAAGCAATACAGATTATTATGATGTTAATATGTTGCTTACCCCAGGTGTTATTGATAGTTTGCATTCTGCGGTGACAACTGCAGCTAGAGATTTGGCTACAACTCGTCAAGATACATTCTATGTAATGGATTCAAATGCATTAACTGATTCAATATCAACCGTAACATCACAAGTACAAAATATTGATGATAATTATACTGCAACATATTGGCCATGGGTGCGAATTGTTAATCCTAGCAAGAATGTTCCAATTTGGGTACCACCTTCAGTTGTTGTTCCAGGCGCATTGGCATTCAATGATGCAGTTGCAGCTCCATGGTATGCACCAGCTGGTTTGAATCGTGGTAGTTTAAATTCTGTAATTGATACATATCAATCTTTAGCACAAGCAGATCGAGATACATTGTATGAAGCTCGCGTTAATCCTATTGCGAACTTCCCTAACGAAGGTATAGTGATTTGGGGTCAAAAGACACTACAGTCTCTTCCAAGTGCATTAGACCGAGTAAATGTACGTCGATTATTGATTACAATCAAGAAATTTATTGCATCATCAACTCGTTATTTGGTATTTGAACAAAATACATCGCAGACACGAGACAGATTCTTGGCAATTGTTAATCCTTATTTAGAACAAGTAAGAGCACAACAAGGATTGTCAGTTTTCCGTGTAGTAATGGATGCTTCAAATAATACACCAGATTTAATTGATAGAAATATTTTATACGGACAATTATTTTTGCAACCAACCAGAACTGCAGAATTTATTGTTTTAGATTTCAATATTCAATCAACAGGTGCGACATTTACGCAGTAGTAAAAAATAGTTTAAAAGGTAGGATGAAAGTTCTACCTTTTTTACTGTACTTATATTTATAAGAAAATACAATAGGATAAAACATGGCACTACAAGATCAAGTAAATGGCAACTTAACGGATTATGCTGGAGAAAACCCGGCAGGATTTTATAGTAATGCATTTTCATGGGAACCAAAAAAACAACATCAATTTATCATGTCAATTGGCGATGTTCCTGCATATTTAATTAAAGCATCAGCAAAACCTAGTATTGCAAACGGAGAAATTACTTTAGATCATATTAACGTACAGCGTTATGTTAAAGGTAAATCTGTTTGGAATACAATTTCGGTATCACTTTATGATGCAATTGTTCCATCAGGTGCACAGGCAGTAATGGAATGGATTCGTTTACATCATGAATCAGCAACAGGCCGCGATGGGTATTCTTCATTTTATAAAAAAGAAGTAAGATTGAAACAACTTTCTCCATTAGGTGAAGTAATTGAAGAATGGATCTTAAACGGAACATATATTGTTGATGCAAACTTTGGATCATTGGATTGGTCAACGGAAGATGTAGTTACTATTGAATTAACTCTTCGTTACGATTGGGCATTCTTAAGTTTCTAATATTAATGATTTATGGGGCATAACAGCCCCATTTTTCTTGTTCATACATATTTATAATAAAGTTATAAAGGATATTAATGAAATCAGTAACAAATCAAGACATCATTGCACTTGCTAAGCAACAATACGAACAAACCAAGCGCAATACAATTCCAACAGAAATAATTTCATTGCCATCGGCAGGTAAAATTTATCCCGAATCGCACCCGTTACGAAACGGACAACTTGAAATGCGATACATGACAGCATATGATGAAGATATTTTAACTAATTTATCATATATACGAGAAGGCATTGTTTTAGATAAATTGATTGAAAGTTTGATTATTACGCCAGGAATTGATGCAGACACGATTGCACAAGCAGATAAAGATGCATTAATTATTCAAGCTCGTATTTTATCATATGGTCCGGAATATCCTGTACAAGTAACAGATCCAGAAACTGGCAAAACATATGAGCGGACTGCTGATTTAACTAAATTAACCTTTTTGCCATTTGAATTACAAGCCGATCAAAATGGAGAATTTGATTATCAAGTAAATGATAAGTTTACACTTAAATTTTCATTTTTAACTAATCGAGAATCAAAAAAAATTACCGATGACCGAACTATTTCTAGTGCATTACAAGGTTTAATCAAACAAATTAATGCATCACGATCAGCAACGGATATTGAAAATTTTATTCGCTATGAATTTTTAGCACGAGATGCAAAACGTTTTCGAGAATTCGTTCAAGCAAATACACCGGGAGTAAATTTAGAATTGGAATTCGAAGGTGAACAGGGAGGCACCTTCAAATCTAAATTTCAAATTGGATCAAACTTTTTTTGGTTTTAATGCATCCGATCGAAAAGCATTACATAACATATTGTTTGATTTAATTTGGGCAGGCGAAGGCCGATGGGATTGGAATACTGTTTATACAATGCCAATATTTTTAAGAAAATTTTGGATCAATAAAGTCAATGAAAAATTGCAACCAGATCCGAAACCGACAAGTAACGTATCTCGCGGGCCTGTGACTTCAAAAAAGTAATTAACGATATTTATTGATATATGCATAACTCTTACTTACATACAATTAAACGTCTTAAACAACAGCCTCGTTTAGGTATGCCTAAAAAAATAAGCGAAGCTGCAGGTCAACTTACAACTGATTTATCTAGCGCATATTCAAATTTAGAATCTCAAGTTGGTAGTATAACTGATATATTTAAACTGCAGTCCCAAGCAATGTTATCAATGCAAACGGATTCTGCTAATTTAGCAACCGGTATTAATAAATTAACTGGAACGTTACAAGGTTTAAATAAAGGATTTTTAGATAATGTAGAACAAATTACTAAAGTTTTTGCGAGAAATAATGAATTAATTAAATCTTATGGAATTACTGAAGATGCTGCCCAAGATATGGGATTTGCAATTGATACATTATCAATCGATTTGAATTTCGGTCGCGAAGAAACAGAAAAATATATTAAACAACTAGGAAATTTAACTAACGGATTTATTGTATCTGATAAAGGCGGTAACCAATTTAATCAATCACTAATTAAACAACAACGTTATTTAACGGATATTGTTGGGGTATCAGAAGAAGCTGCAGAAGCAATCATGGATATGAACGCCGGAATTGCATCCCGAGACGTTGCCAGTACTGGTAAAGTTACTGCAGAACAATTAGAAAAACAATTAGTTTTACGTGCAAATGAAGCTAAAGCTATCGAACAAATAACCGGACTTAAAGGAGTTCAACGTACAATTGATGCAGAAATTGCAGCTGCTGGTTCTGAAACTTCATTGCAATATAGCAGAATGCCAAAAACTTTAGGATTAGCAGTAATGAAATCCAAAGCATTAGGTTTATCCATGGAACAAATGGCTAAAACGGGCGATGAGTTATTAAATATCGAATCAAGTGTAGGAAATGAATTAGAATATCAATTATTATCAGGAAAGCGTTTAGTCAACAATCAAGGTGAAAGTTTAACTAATTTATATAGACAAGCTACTATTCAAGGCGACATGAATAAACAAGCCGACATCATGAAACAAATCATGGATTCACAAGGTGATGTTTTAGAAAATAACATGTTAGCACGTAAACAATTGGCTACAACGTTAGGCGTTGAAGAAGGTACCATGGCAAAAATGGTGCAAAAACGCAAATTGTTAAAATCGATGGGGGCTGAAAAATTATTCGATTTAACTGGAGAAGCTTTAGAAAAAGAATTACAAGATCTGGGTGCTAGTCGAGATGATATGGCAGAAATCATGGAAGCAGATGATACTCGTACCACACAAGATAAAATGGCCGAATCACTTCGTAACATTGAAACCAAAGGCATTCTTGCAAGATTTGCAACTAAAGATGCAGAAATGAACATTTCTGGATATGATAAAGGTGCATTTAAATCAATGTATACTGATTCAATAGCCGGTATTAAAACTGCATTAAGTGATTATAAAGTTGCAATTGGTGCAACAAAAGAAGGATTAAAATCAGGTGCAGATACATTTTTTAATTTTCAAAATCAAGTAGATAACGTAGTTGGGTCCGCTGCAATACTTAATAAATCGGTTACCAGCGTTGCTGCAGAATTAACTACGTTAGGTGGAGCTATACCAATCATCGGAGGTAAATTTACGGCTGCGGCTGATGCAATTAAATCATTTGCAGATAAATTTACTGGCACTCCAATTGAAAATATGACGGTTAATTCAAGTGCAGTAACCGTAACCGGCGGCGGCGGTGCTAATGATGCAGTTATGGTAAATGATGGATTTGTTACATTTAATCCGCGTGATAAATTTACTAAAGTCAATGATGGTATGACCGTAGCTGGTACCAATGTTGGAGGCATTGATCGTTTTGCTGCACAGATGGAAAAACGAGATTCTCGGTTTGAACAAACTATGACTCGTTTAATATCTAATATGGCTGCTCAAATGAAACAAGCAGTAGAATCTGCTAACATAAAAGTTGATGTCGACAGAACATTTTCTGGTAATTCAATGAACAAAGGACGATATGCCTAATCCAACCATTGGTAATGAATCACAATTTACTCCTTCATACGCATGGGGAGGCGGCTTTTCTAGTTTTGATATTGCTACAGAACAAGAAACATTAATTGCCGGAAAAAACCCAACATTAACTTCAAATGCACAATTTACGCCATCATACTCTTGGGGAAATGGATATTCTAGTTTTGATATTGCCACTGAGCAAGAAACGTTAATAACTGGAAAAAATCCAACGTTAAATGCAACTAGAAGATCAAAATCAGCCCCGGTATATGATACTGCAGGAAAATTAACAGGATATAGTGACGACATTGTATCACAATTTAGCACATATGGTCAAAAATTTTCTGCCGATCCTACACGAATACCCGAATATGAAGCATATGCATACACTCCTGCTGGTACCGATGGGTATTTAATTCCATTAAATAGTACACAACAAGCTCCAGAAATAAATGCAAATGTTAATTCAAAAACAATGGCGGGAACGCAAAACACAAACAAACAAATTGGATTTGGTACGGGAATTAGATCGGGCGTAAATGCTGCAATTGGCGTAAGTGGAATTTCTGCAGTTTCTCCAATTAGCAATGCATTGTTAAATCAAGCCGGTCTTGTTGATGCTACATATGCCACTGCTCCATTTAATTTATTAAATAATAAAATAGGAATCGGAGGACAAGGCATTGCAGTACCATATCCTGACTTTCGAACTAGAAAATTTTCATTGACAGGAAAATCGTTTGGTGAGACAACTGCAGCCCTTTTAGACAGGCGTATCGATGGTTTTTCTGCACAAACACGATCTGAAACAGCAACTGCTGGTGCATATGCAGCACTTGCAGCTACTATAGGACCATATAATGTATTTAATTTAGATGCAACTTATGGATGGGGGTCTCACGATTCGCCTACAGCAATGCGAAATGATTTTACTATGCGTTCAAATGTTGCATCTACTTGGGACTTTAAAGAATTACGAGCACAAGCCAAACTAACAACATTAGGTACTGGTAAAGCAAAACTTGGTCGCGTACTTACACAAACAAAAAATGTTATTGAAAAAATTACACCGTTTCGTGGAGACCGAGTAACAGTAATTGATTTTGGACAACGTACATGGAAAGATATTTATAGATGGTTACCGGGAGAAACTGCAGGAGATTTTGGTAATTTTGCAGCCAAAACTGCAGATATTTTAGGAGTTAATCCGTATGGAACTACTAAAGATTTTGTAAAATTCTTTTTTACAGGACCATCATTACATGCTGGCGCTCAAAATAGTCCAGATGATGTAATTGTATTTCGAGCAATTTTATCAAGTTTAAGCGATCAATTTTCTCCAAGTTGGAGTCCAGTAAATATATTAGGTAGAGCAGATTCAAATTATCATTACGGCGGTTATTCTCGTACAGTTGATCTTGGATTTACAGTATATGCAACAGATCGTGATGAATTAAAGTATATTTATCGAAAATTAAATGGACTTGCTGGATATACTGCCCCCGAATATACCACAGATTCATTTGCATTAAAAGGGCCATGGATCCGAGTAACTATTGGAGATTATTTTATTTCGCAGCCAGCTGTTATTGAAAGTTTATCATATACATTTGTTGATAGTGATACAACATGGGAAATTAACATAGAAGAAGATCCGGAAATGAAGCAAGTAACACATAAAATTGATGTTAGCATGGGATTGACTATGATTACTGATTACTTGCCGCAAAAAGGTGGCGCATTTTATACCTTTGCGCCAACAAATGATATTGACATTAATGGTGCAGCTTCTTCAACATCTAAGGGTGGTTGGTTAAATGATTTCCGAAAAAAAGGTCCCATAAGAACAGGTAACGCAGCGCCAGGAGCAACAAATCAACAACAGGAATTATAATGAGTAGTAGATATCAATCAACCAAACAAATACGAGATGTGCGCAACATACGTAGAGCACAAACATGGATTTATGCAGTTCCCGAAACTAATAACAATGATACATTCATTCAAACAACTACATCAGATCGATTAGATAATATTGCTAATGACTTTTATGCGGATCCGCAGCTGTGGTGGCTTATTGCTGCAGTAAATGGTTTAGGTAAAGGTTCATTAATGGTTCCAGAAAATACTAAATTGCGAATTCCATCTGCAGATAACATTCAAGAATTAGCTATACAAATAAATAATATACGATGAGCGAAATATTTTATTCACAGGTAGATTCAAATTTGCAACAAGAATTAAACGCGCGTGCCTTAGCCGGACACCGCCGAACAACGGCTGATTTAAATTATATGCTATCAAAAGTTGCAAATGTGCGAATAACGGCATATGAATTTAATAGCAAAGATGTATATGCAGCAGATTTAAAACATTCTATTGGCGAAAATACAACAAATGATCAATTTTTGCCAACTGGACCATATGGTTATTTATCGCCATTTAATATTAGTAAAACTGAATTAGCTTGGGTTCTTGAAGGCGGTACTGGTAAAGTACCTGCACCAGTATTACGAGATACGACTGCAGTTAGTAATAATAATCGATGGCCACCATATATATCAGCAGCAGATATTTCAGTAGGCGATCATAGTATGGGATTATTAAATACGGCTACTGTAACTATAGAAGTACCAAATGTTAGTAGAGATATTGATTTAATTGAAGAGATATATATGCGACCTGGTCGCAAAGTAAAAGTTGATATTGAATATCCACTTAATTCTGTAATTACAGGCCTTACATTATCAGAAAATGTTTTACCTACCGAAGAAAAATTAAAATCATTGTATGGAACTAAAATTGACATTGCCGCAAAATTACAAGAAATTAGCAAAATGAATCGAGTTTCATTTGAAGGTTTAATTACATCATTTGATTTATCATATAATTCTGATTATTCTGCAACGGTAACTTTAACGATGCGCGGAACGAGCAATGTTTTAGCAGATGTGACTGCATTAACTGATCCAGACACGGTAAAAGAAAATTCAGATGGCACGGCAACTGTTAATCCAATTACTAATCCAGATGAGTATGCAAATTCTGTTTTAATTCCAACAGGTTCAGGAATCAAATCATTTTATGATTTATTGTTTAGCGAAGCAGAAACATTAGCTAAAGGCAAATCTAGATTAACTTCCGATGTTACGGTACTTACTGGAGAACAAGATGATTGGATTTTATTTGGTAATGCTTTTGCAACTACTGGAGTTGAATCAAAAAATGACCAAAAAACTTATCAGCGATATATAACATTGAATCGTTTAATTAAATTTATTAATCGTTACGTTGTATCTAAATTAAAAAACACAGTTGCAGTACCAGAAATTGTTTGTGATAGTGAAATTTGTAATAGCTCATATTATGCAAATATAGTATCCGTAAACCCATGGGATGTTTTATTATTACCGTCAAATGGTCGCAAACGGTCTACTGAAGCATATGGAACAAAAGTATTTTTTGAATCTACTAATTTTGGCAATTGGCCTGGATTTTTAAGCAGCGATCGAGCATTTCCACCTCGCATATTTTTAAACTTGTCAATGATTAAAACAATTATTGAAAACTTAGAAAAAAACTCAAGTAAAAGTTATCCAATATCTGATTTATTAAAAGAAATTAGTACAAGTATTGAAGATGCTACTGCTGGAGCTATAAAAATGAAACTAATATCGCATCCAAGGCTCGATTCGGTATTATTGTTTTATGATGAAAAATACTTAGGACAACCAGAATCATTATCAGTGGTTAAACCATATCATGTTCCGATGCATGCTAAAGTAAAAGTAAATGAAGAAGAATCATATGGTAGTATCGTACAAGATTTTAAAATGTCAGCAAAGTTGCCAGATAGTGCTGCGACATTGTCATATGTTTTAAATCAAGCTCCTGATAAAGTATCAGAAGATGATATTGCACCATATATGAATGCAATGTATCAATTTAATGATCCGGCAAAATTATCTGCAGCAGAAGCATTGTATGCACAAACTCATACAAAACGTTTACAAGAATTTGAAACGCAAAAAGCAGAATACGGAAAAAGTATTACCGATAGAACGTTACAAGCTAAATTAAAAGAAGCTATGGTAAAATATCTTCAATATCCATATAAAAAGTTTGATCGAGCACAAGCAGCAATTGCACCTATATTCCCATGGGATGTTTCATTTACCATTGAAGGCGTTAATGGATTTCGTTATGGCGATGTATTAACATTTGATGTATTGCCAAAAAAATATACTGCCAATACGGTATTTAGTATTATAAGTATTACGCATAATGTAGCTCAAGACGGACAATGGACGACGGAAATTAAATGCATCATGCGACCTAAATTGGATAAGTAATGCGACTTAAAGTATATTATCAGCCAGATGAAGTTGAAGAATATTTGTATACCTTTGGTAACGAATGGATGCTAACTGATTCTAAACAAGAATATAAAGGAGCATATCACAAATATTTAACCGGAGAAGTATATACGCAGTCAACGTATAATTCCGTGCTATCAAAACCATTGATTCCATTTCAACCAATTGAAGAAGATGCATTTGCGTATTCACAGCTTCGTCCTGATATAAAAATATTATCCAATATACGAATTGCATCTCATATTCCAATTGTAACGCCTGCAGACTTAAAAATAGGTTATATCAATCGATATTTTGTGCAAAAAATCAATGAAACATGGATAATAGAAATCAATCAAACATTGTATAATCAATTGGTAACAGATGGATTTGAAGCAATTTTATATCGGTTTGTCGCAGTTAAATGGTTTGTTTCTGGAACATTAACCGACATCAATGATGGCAATGTTAAAACATTAGGAGTTATATCAAAAAATTTACAGCAAATACAAAATGCTAGTAATGTTATACCTAATATATCATCGAAATTTTCAAATCCTGCAGAATTATATGTAGATACTGATTATGTTGTACCAGTAGACATCAACGGTTTGAATTCTTAAATTTTTTTCTTATTATTCATATATGATTGTGGATACTGAAGAAGATGTACTAAGCACATTGCGTTACATACAAGGACGCAAAACGTTGTTAGTGCCAATATTCTGTAGTCCTACAATTCATGTTGCAGCAAATACGTTATGTGCTGTATACATTTATACGGAAGATGATCTAGAAAGAATAATTCCTTTTCGGCATTCTGAACAACTAAGGGGCTTTACTGAACATGTCCCGAAGTTTTTGGCATTAGAGAATATCTTTGTTCATGACAAGAAGCAATGGCTACAAACGGGAGGAAATGCTGCCGTATGGGATGTTAAGACGTTGTGGTGGTATACATATTCAGAAGCATATGATGAATCGCATTATCCAACCACTGCACATCAATTTTATTGGCGTCGACATAAATCATTACCGGCAGTAAATAGCATTGTTCCGTTACAGCAACATTTGGCAATGTGTCAAAAGATTCGTCACTATGCATGGCCAATGTGCGTAAATGCAGAATTAACAGAATCGTATTTGCAATTCAATGCAACATATCCGGAGGTATTTGCGCAAATAGAATCCGTAGGATTAGCAGTTACCGAAGAGTTTCGTATGCCAGAATTGATTCATGTGGACCGCGTATATTCACAATACAATTATCATACAACGACCGGTCGACCTAGTAATGCATTTGGAGGATTCAATTTTGCGGCAATGAATAAAGAAGATGGCACCAGAACTGCATTTTGTAGTCGGTTTGAACGAGGTGCATTAGTTGAAATGGACTTTGATTCATATCACGTTAGATTGATTGCTACGGCTATTGGATATGAATTACCAGAGTCATCCATACATGATTATTTGGGACGATTTTATTTTGATACCGCAGAATTAACTGAAGAACAACGTGCAGAAAGCAAAGCCATAACATTTCGATTGTTATATGGAGGTATTGATGCTGAATTTTTGACAATTCCATTTTTTAAACGAGTCAATGATTTTGTATACACGTTATGGGATAAATGGAAACGGAATGGATGCATACAAACTCCAATAACAAAACGAAGTATATGCAAAGATGCAGTGCAAAACATGACCGCATTCAAATTGTTTAATTATTATTTGCAGGCCATTGAAACCGAAGTATCCGTAAGAAAATTGCAGCAAGTACAAACGTTATTACAAAATTATAATAGTTGTATAATTCTATATACATATGACTCAATTTTATTTGATGTAGATTATACAGAAGCTAAGGATCTTTTGCCTCAGCTCAAAAACATGTTAGAACAAGGAAATTTGCCGGTAAAATGTAAAGTCGGCGATATTTATGATAAAATGAAAACTATCTCATTATGACAATCGATTCAATACTTACAGAATGGAGTTATAGATTACCAAAAGGTTATCCAACTAGATCGAAAGATTATGAGTTGTTATATCATGTTATTTTAGAAATGACTGATTTAACGCCATTGGAAGCTAGAATTGTAGTTGATAAAGCTCAGGGCATAATAACAGAACAAATAGAATTTTCGCAATTAAATTTATCAGACGATTTAACTCAACAAATACAAAATCGTTACGAAAATTTATCTCCACAAGAAAAACAAGAATTTGATAAAAACTATCGTCAACATACGATTGAATCGTTTATGGCCGGCGGTTATAAGGCATTTACTAAATTTTATGATATCTTACCAATTGGTAAATCTGCTGCAGGAATGGGTAAAGGTGAAATTCAAATACTATTAGCAGTAAAAGATTCGCAACCAGGTGGTACTGCATCTCATGATATCATTATGCCTGTGGGCCAATGGGAAGTTAAAGAAATTGGTAAATTGCCTAGACCAACCAAATCTGGAGAAATGGGTAAGGCGCCAGAAGGAAAAACATTTCGTCCCGCAAAATCCGGTATGCCAGTTGATGGTGACTTATTAACACAAACCGTAAACTTTTTCAATGATATTGTAAAACCATTATCAGAAATGGGAGATTCATTTGAAGAATTAAAAGATCTAGTAGATCCACATTCTTGGCGACAATTAAATGAATTGATTCAAGTACTTGAAAAAATATTTGTTCCGTTAATGGATAATGTAGCTAGCACGGAAATAAGTTATAAAAGTGGATGGTCACAAATGTACAGTGGATTTCAATTAATTCACCAAATACTTTGGAAATCTGATTTAGATACTGATATACGAGATACTAGATTAACAATTAAAACAGGAAACCAAGTATTATCATATTGGATAACATCGGAAGATTTTGAAAAAATACAACAAGGATCTGGCGACCAATCTGAAGTTTCTATTAAAATAGGACAACAAATTAGTAATGAAACAAACAATGCAGCAATTTGGTTTAATAAATTAAAACATAATGATTTAATCAAAAATCCAAATTTTATGATCCAATTATTAAATACTACAAAAAATAAATTCTTTGAAGAAATATTAGGATTAATTGCATATGATGTTAATAATCCAGGAGTTCCAATTGTAACAGTTGCAACAGATTGGAGTATTATAGGATTATCTCAAGGAATGTGGGTATTTGGTTTAAAATCAGTATATCCAAAATATGAATTTATACAACAACAATCGTAAGGATGAGGACGAGTGAAAACACAATTACTTTGCACATTTGCACATAAATCAGATTTAAACATAGTAACCGAATACATACAACAAAGTTACACGATACCAGAACGCAGAATATTCGTATTTTCCAATGCTGAAGCAACAGACAATTTATATTGCACATACAATGCAGACGCCGGCACGCAGCGCGGACAGAACACGATAAGCATTCATCGCAAAAAAGAAACCAATACCTTATATACAGTTAACGCACTTAATGAAGTTATCAAAGCAGTGAATAACGGTGTTTTAGACAAAACATATCGATTAGATTGGAGCAAATATCAAAACGCATTCATACTTACAGATGATGAAGGATATCGTGTTATTGATTTGATTTTTTACAAGAAATTTTCTTGGAACTGATATTTATTTATATAAAGAATTTTAACGATTTACTTTGAATTAACACATTAATTAATTATAATTTAATTAATATTTTTATTTATTAACCACTTAAAGAAAAGGAATTAAACAATGGCCTTGAATTTAGACGCTATTAAAGCGAAACTCAATCAGTTAAACAAATCTGATGACAAAAAACAAAATTTGTGGAAACCTGAAGCAGGTAAAACGCGAGTAAGAATTGTACCTTACGTTCATCGCAAAGAGAATCCGTTCCTAGAATTGTATTTTCATTATGACATCGGAAAGAAATCCATGTTATCTCCAATTACATTTGGTAATGAAGATCCAATCGTTGAATTTGCCGAAAAGCTAAAGAAAACAGGAGATAAAGAAGATTGGCTAATGGGTCGTAAAATTGAACCTAAAATGCGTACTTATGTTCCCGTTATTATTCGCGGCAAAGAATCAGAAGGAGTTAAATTTTGGGGCTTTGGTAAAACAATTTATACGGAATTGCTTTCAATCATTTCAGATGCCGATTATGGTGACATTACAGATCTAATGAATGGACGTGATATTGACGTAGAATTTACACCAGCAGAAGGCGGAGCATTTCCTAAAACAGCTATTCGTGTTAAACCGAATACGCAACCAGCAACAGAAGACAAAGAAATAGCACAAAAAATCATGAATCAACCTGAGATTACTGATTTATTTCCAGAGCCATCTTATCAAGAACTTGAAAAGGCATTGGCAGAGTGGATGAATCCAGAAAATGCAGATTCAGATGTTGATTCAGATGAAGAAGAAGAAGCACCAGCAAAAGCTTCTAAACCGGCTGCTACTAAAAAAGTTGATAATGTTGCATCTGCATTCGATGACTTATTCAACAATTAATTAAGGAGTTTTAATGGCAAAGAGTAAAAGTAAACTGGAAATAGAAGATGCTCTAGCATCTACATTGGCAGACAGTATCAACAAGCAATTCAAAGGACAAAATCTTAAAACTGCGTTCTTTTTAGATGGCGATGATGATTCTCCAAGCAATGTATCAGAGTGGGTATCATCTGGTTGCTCGATGCTCGATTTAGCAATTTCAAATCGTGCCCATGGAGGATTTCCTGTTGGGCGAATCACTGAAATTACTGGATTAGAAGCCTCCGGTAAATCATTGTTAGCTGCACACACATTAGCAGAAACACAAAAGAAAGGTGGATTGGCTGTTTATATTGATACGGAATCTGCTACAAGTTCTGAATTTTTGACGGCTATTGGTGTTGATTTAAAAACAATGCTATATGTTCCATTAGAAACAATTGAAGAAATATTTGAAACTATTGAAACAATTGTAGAAGGAGTTCGAAAATCAGATAAAGATCGTTTAGTTACGATTGTAGTGGATTCAATCATGGGTGCATCTACAAAAATTGAAATGTCAGCTGAATATGATAAGGATGGTTATGCAACAAGCAAATCAATCATTTTATCAAAGGCAATGCGAAAAGTTACTAATTGGATTGCAAGAGAGCGAATTTGTCTCATATTTACCAATCAACTTCGTACCAAAATGGGCGTGTCTTTTGGTGACCAATGGACAACTGCAGGTGGTAAGGCAATTCCATTTCATGCTTCGGTTAGATTGCGTTTAAAGAACACAGGAATGATTAAAGCCAAAGTAAATGGCGTTGAACAAGTTGTGGGTAGCAAAACAGAAGTACAAGTGGTAAAGAATCGTATGGGTCCACCACATCGCAAAGTCAATTATGAAATCTATTATGATTCCGGAATTGACAATTTTGGTGGTTGGTTGAACATCATGAAGAATTTTGATATCGTTAAACAATCAGGTGCATGGTATACTATGGAAGACGTAGATATAGAAACTGGTGAAGCACATGGCGAAATTAAATTTCAAAGCAAAGACTTTGTGGAAAAGGTTATTTCAAACCCAGAAGCAAAGGAAAGGTTATATCAAAGAATATGCGATGCTTATATTTTCAAATATCAGGCCGGTATTGACGGTGGTATTGATGACGTAATCATTACTGATGAAACGTATGATGAAGAATAAGTATCAACAATTATTCAAAGAGTTACAACAAGAAAGGAGTTCTAGTCCGTCGAGTGTCAATGATCATCTCATGGTGTTTGACGGGCTAAACACTTTCATTCGAAGCTTCGGCGCAACTCCCGCATATAATGAAGATGGCGATCATATCGGTGGCATTACTGGATTTTTATATTCAGTTGGTAAAACCGTTCGCGATTTTAAACCTACTCGATGCATTATTGTATTCGATGGCCGCGGGGGTTCTGCTCGAAGAAAACGAATCTATGGTGATTACAAAGCAAATAGGGCAAATAAAACTAAATTGCGACGTCACGATCATCACGAATCTACATTGGAACAAGAACAGGAGTCAATGCGACATCAATTTTCAAGATTGATATCATATCTAGACAATTTACCTGTAACCTTTATTTCAATGGATGGAATTGAAGCCGATGATACAATTGCATATATTGCACAGATGTATGAAACGGAATGCAAAAAGATTACCATTGTATCTACGGATAGAGACTTTTATCAATTGGTTGATGATCGAATTCAGGTTTGGTCTCCAATTAAAAAGAAAATGTATAATGTAGATACAGTGCAAGAAGAATTTGGAGTGCATCCTGCTAATATGGTTATTTATAGATCATTTACGGGAGATGCTTCAGATAACATTCCGGGCGTTAATGGAATCGGTCCAAAGACTATATTGAAACTTGTTCCAGAATTAGCCAATGCAACGCCATATACAACGCAACAATTGTTTGACAAAAGCTCGGCATCACTTAAAGAATCTAAATCATATCAAAAGATTTTAGATAATAGTCGCATCATTGAACAAAATTATCAATTAATGAATATCAAGCTTCTTGATATACCGGCATCGACTGCTAGTAAAATTCGAGGTATTATGGAACAACCTATACCAGAATTAAATCGTGCCGAATTTCAAAGATTATTCTATCAAGATAAGATGTGGTCTATCATGAAAAATTTACCCGATTGGTTAACTAATACTTGGTTGTCTTTAAATGCATTTGCAAAACAGACACATAAATAATTTGAATTTAACATAGTTTTTTATATATTGGTTATATGACCGACAAACTTTCCGAATATGGTTATGGCTTTCAAGTAAAAGTTATAGCAGCATTATTCACAGACAGAATATTTTTACAGCAAATTGCAGATATAATACAAGCAGAATATTTTGAATCTGATGCAAACAGTTGGCTATTAGAAGTTGTATTGGAACATTTCAAACAATACAAAGCTCCGCCATCAAAAGATGTACTCAAAGTCAAAATAACAGAGATTGAAAATGACATCTTAAAAACTGCAGTATTAGAACAATTGAAAGAAGTATTTCGATACATGGAGTCAGATGACCTTTCTTTTGTAAAAGATGAAATTCTTAAATTTTGCAAGAATCAGGAAATTAAACGAGCTATAATGGATTCGGTTTCGTTACTCAAAATGGGTAACTATGATGAAATTAAATCTAAAATGGATAGTGCCATGAAAGCTGGTGCTGATACTGATATTGGTTTGGACTATATTAATAATGTAGCTGCACGATACAATGAAGCTGCACGGCATACAATTACTACGGGGTGGGATGTTATTGATGATTTAATGGATGGCGGTTTAGCTCCAGGAGAATTAGGAGTAGTAATGGCTCCTGCAGGTATTGGTAAATCTTGGATGCTTATCAATATTGGTGCCAATGCAGTTAAAGCTGGAAAGACTGTTATTCATTATACATTAGAGCTCAATGAAAATTATGTAGGTCAACGATATGATTCAGTATTAACAGGAATCAATGCACAGACACTTAAACATCATCAAGAAACAGTTGAAGAAAAAATGAAATCTTTACGTGGTGAATTGATTGTTAAGTATTTTCCAACCAAATCAGTTGGAGTAATGGCATTGAAGGCACATATTGAAAAAACTATTATGCAAAGCAAAACACCAGATTTAATCATTGTGGATTACGGTGACTTGCTTAAAGTAAATACAAAGAAAGACAAACACGAAGCATTGGAAGATTTATATGAAGAACTTCGTGGTATGGCGGGAGAATATAAAATACCAGTATGGACTGCATCGCAAGCGGGACGTAGTGCATTAGAAGAAGATATTATTGAAGCAGACAAAATTGCATCATCATATGGAAAAGTAATGGTTGCTGACTTTTTAATGTCTTTGTCAAGAAAGGTAGAGGATAAAATGTCAGGAACTGGTAGAGGACATGTTATTAAGAATCGTTTTGGTCCAGATGGTATTACATTGCCAAGTAAAATCAATACTAATAATGGACAATTTCAATTCTTTGAACCACAAACAACTCAAGGCAAACAAACCACACAAATCATGAAAACAGGTGAGAATTTAGTTAAGAAAAATTTAGCACAAAAGTTTAAAGATCTGGGCGGAACTTTGGGATAAAATGATATTTATATAAAAGAATATGGGAAGGATAACTCCTTCCTTTTTTCATCTAAAAAATTTAAGTTAATAAACATCTAAGGAGATTACAACAATGGAGATTTCAAATCAAATCTTAAGTGAAATTACGGTATACATGAAGTATGCCAAGTATCTTCCCGAACTCAATCGCAGAGAATCTTGGGAAGAATTAGTTACAAGAAACATGAATATGCACATCAAAAAGTATCCAGCATTGCGGGAAGAAATTGAAACGGCATATCAATTTGTTTACGACAAAAAAGTATTACCATCAATGCGTAGTTTGCAATTTGGTGGCAAACCAATTGAAATCTCTCCTAATCGAATTTACAATTGTGCATATCTTCCTATAGATGATTATCGTGCTTTTGCTGAGGCAATGTTTTTATTGCTAGGTGGAACGGGCGTTGGATATTCTGTACAGAAACATCATGTTGATGCTTTACCAGAAATTCGCAAACCAAATCCAAAAAAGACACGTCGTTATTTAATTGCAGATTCAATTGAAGGTTGGGCAGATGCAGTTAAAGTATTAGTTAAATCTTATTTTGAAGGTGGCTCATCATATTCATTTGATTTTTCAGATATTAGAGCTAAAGGAGCAAGATTAGTAACATCAGGAGGAAAAGCTCCAGGACCTCAACCATTAAAAGAATGTTTGATTAAACTTCAAGGAATTTTGGATGCCAAAGAAGATGGCGATAAACTTTCTCCAATTGAAGTACATGATATGGTATGTCACGTTGCCGATGCAGTATTAGCAGGTGGTATTCGTAGAGCAGCTCTTATTTCTTTGTTTAGTGCAGATGATGAAGAAATGATTGCATGTAAATCAGGCAATTGGTGGGAAACAAATCCACAACGAGGTCGAGCAAATAATTCGGCTGTATTGATTCGTCACAAAGTTACTCGAGAATTCTTTATGGATTTGTGGAAACGTGTTGAATTATCAAATGCAGGAGAACCTGGAATTTATTTAAGCAATGACAAAGATTGGGGAACTAATCCATGTTGCGAAATTGCACTTCGACCATTCCAATTTTGTAACCTATGTGAAGTAAATGCATCGGATATTGAATCACAAGAAGATTTAAATGCTCGAGTAAAGGCCGCGGCATTCATTGGAACATTACAAGCAGGATATACAGATTTTCATTATCTTCGTGCAGTATGGAAACGCACAACTGAAAAAGATGCGTTAATTGGCGTATCAATGACGGGTATCGGTTCTGGTACAGTATTAGGTTATAACATGAAAGAAGCTGCTAAACTTGTTAAACAAGAAAATGAACGAGTAGCAGGACTTATTGGTATTAATAAATCGGCTCGTACAACCACAGTTAAACCAGCAGGAACAACATCATTAACATTAGGTACATCATCTGGTATTCATGCTTGGCACAATGATTATTATGTAAGAAGAATTCGTGTTGGAAAAAATGAAGCCATTTACACATATTTAGCAGAATATCATCCGGAACTTGTTGAAGATGAATATTTTCGTCCACACGATACTGCAGTTATTTCAATTCCACAAAAGGCACCAGAAGGAGCTATTATGAGAACAGAATCACCATTCCAATTATTGGATCGTATTAAAAAGGTTCATTTAGAATGGGTGAAGCCAGGACATCGTAGCGGAAACAATACTCACAATGTATCTGCAACGGTTTCTTTGAAAGCAGACGAATGGGAATTGGCAGGAGAATGGATGTGGGAAAACAGAGACCACTACAACGGATTATCAGTATTACCATATGATGGCGGAACATATACACAGGCTCCATTTGAAGATATTACGCAAGAAAAATATGAAGAAATGTTAGAATCATTAACAAACATCGACTTGACACAAGTAATTGAACTTGATGATAACACTGATTTATCAGGAGAATTAGCTTGTGCAGGCGGAGCTTGTGAGATAAAATAATATTTAGATATTTATTAATATGATACGATTACGAGATTTATTAAATGAAGTTGAAAATAGCATAGATGTAAATAATCTTGCTAAAGAATTTATGAAATCTACATCATATAATACATCACATGATTGTAAAAGATCAACATATGAATTTGTTAAATGGGTTAAGTCAAATAAAGGATTCGAACCAGATGTAATATTATTAGCTCCTCCTATAGATATAAAAAAATATCCAGGGAAATCAGGAGATGGTGATTCGCATATTTTTTCTATTATTAACGGATATGGTATAGATTTTACGGCAAATCAATTTCCTGGCGTATCAAAATCACTTAAAATAACAAATGAAAATCAAATCGAATTTGAATATAACAAAATTGGCGGGTACTATACAAATTTTCCAGATTGGTTTGATAATGGGAAAACATTTATAAAATCAAAAATAGGACAATTGCCGCAATGGTTTAAAGATGGTGCTAGAAACGAAGGATTTAATCCAGATGATATATCTACAAATGCACCAAAATATGATTTTACTGGTATAGATACACCAAATAACCCAAACATGTAATATTATGATACAATCAGCATCGAAAGATTGGATACAACAACAGTTTGTGAAGGAGTTTGGAAGCAAGCTCCTTCCTACAGACTTTTACTACAATGAAAGTGGTCTTCGAGTAATGACCGAATCATATCACAAAAGAAGAGGTACTTGCTGTGGAAATGGTTGTAAACATTGTCCGTATGAACCACAACATGAAAAGGGCAATACTGCATTGAAAGATATTTATTAATATGATACGATTACGAGATTTATTGAATGATGCAAAACAAGTAGGCGATATATATCATTTTACACCATTATCAAATGTTTCTGCAATATTAAAAACGCAATACATGACCCCAAATGAGGAACAACAAATATCAGCAACCCGTTGGGCTGATATGAGTACTGCTGGATTTCAAGATATGAAATCAAAACCAATAGCTAGATTCATGTTTGATGGCAATAAATTAAGTACTAAATACCAAATACGACCATTTAGTTATAGCGGAGAGGGATTATCTGGCGCCGATTTGACACATAGTGATTTTGAAA